CCTGGATGAGGAGGGCGCGGGCGTCGAGTTCGTCGAGCCGGGCCTGCCAGCGTCCAGGGCATTCCGTGGGGAAGTGTTCCTGATGACCGGATAGGGGCAGGTATCCCCATTCGGCGCGGATCGCTGCGATCAGCTGTGCGACGGTCTCGAAGTCGTCGGCGTCGCATTCGGGGCGGCACTCGATCCCGATTGTGCAGGCGTTGTTTCCCATGCAGTGCCAGGCGCGGTCATAGTCGTGAACGATCTGGGTGACGCGGCCGCCGCTTGCCACGTAGTGAGCGGAGGTGTTCCCATCGGGGCGGGCAAGGTAGGCGGCGACGGCGTCGTGTGACTGTCCGGCTGCTCCCCAATGGTGGATGACGATTCCGAGGGGTTCGCCGTAGGGGCGACCGGGGTCATAGTTGGGGCCCCAATTGGTGTCGGTGACGGCACTGTTGACGGTCATGGTTGTTTGTCCTTTCAGTTGATTGCGGCGATTGCGATCCAGTCAAGTGACGCTTCGTCGCCGTTTGCTGCACTCGTGTCGTTCCAGCCGTAAAAGCTGAATCCTGTCGCTGTCACGTTGTAGATCGCGATTCTGAGCCGTTGCGATGTGCACGAGATCGCCATGAATGGCGGCGTCGCAAACGGACGCGGAAAAGTAATGCTCTTGGAGTAGGTTTCGTTCGGCTGGTAGGCTCCGAGGCCGACGCGGCCAGTCTGGATGCCATTGGCGAGCTTGTCCGTTACTTCCTTGAGTTCAGCGAAGTTTGCGTTCACGTCTTCGGCGCGCGCAATCTCTCCAGGGACAAATGTTTTCATTGCGGGTTGGATCCTTCCTTATTGTTGGTGAGCTGGAGTTGGGTCTTCCAGTTGTATGGAGTGATGAGGTGGGTCACCTGGGTTATGAGGACATTGGTTTCCTCTCCCCTGTATTCGACGCGGGCGGCGGTCATTGGGTCGAAGGTTGCAGCGGTGCTCATGTGTATGGCGCGGGTGGCGGGTCCAGAGGTGTGGGCGGCCTGCACGGTCAGTGCAGAGGGCATTGGATCAGGTCGGACAGCAGCGAGGTATCTTCGAGCAACAGATTCAAGATCAGTTGCAGGTAGTGTTACGTCGACTTGGATACCTGCCCCGCCCCAAACGGTCGCAGCTGTCGGGTCGCTGACTGTTATTTCTGTGTCGTCGGCGCGCCATTCTGATTGCTCTGAGTCCCACTTCGCGCTGTGGTTTTTCAAGGTGATTTGTGCAATTGCGTCGGCGGCGCTCCAAGCTACCTGCACGCTTGTGTACGACCAGATGCCGGCCGCTGGTGCCGAGGTTGCGGCGTCGGTGAATCGCACCGTCGGGATGCGGGGCCGCGTTGTTCGGATTGCGACCTCTCCATTACGATTGACTGTCCACGAGCCGAGCACGGATGATACGGCGGCATCTAGGTGCTTTGCAAGGTTGGTTTCCCAGACGATAGGCGGGACGCTTTGGGCGACCGCGCGTGTATCCAACGTGTAGGTCAGATCTCTGCACGTGCGCGTCAGACGGTCGATTCGGGACACCCAGTTTTCTGAGCCGTCCCCGTCATCTGATTTTGCGCCGTATCGTGTGATTGCTGCCAGGCGCGCCACATTATCGGAGGCAGTAAGAGTAGTCTCATACGAAATTCGCGAGCCCGGCTTATGCGGGGAAATCGCCAGGTCAGTGAGATAGCCCGTAAAGACGTATTCTCTGGTTGGCCAGTGCAGTAGACGTATAGGCGTTCCGTGCGCCATACCTGTCACTCGAGGAGCCAAGCCGTTGATGGCGCGCGCGGTGAGTGTACCTACCTGGGCTGTGAGCGCTGGTCCTGTTGAGGCCACACCTCGCGTGACCGTGATGTCTGTGCACGGCCCGGTGATGTCCTGCCAGGCAATGGTCTGTGATGCGTCCGAAAGCCACGTTCGTGTATTCCAACGATTCAGATCCCATTGGAGATGCGTGGGGTTTTCAGCGCCGCGCGTCCATGATTCGCGGTTCCACCGGTTTTGATTCCAGCGCAGCCCGTCTAGCCCCTGCAATGGATAGAGAGCCTGCAAACTGAGCACGTCGCAGGGGCGGGGATTGGCAGGAATAGGGGTCTCGTCGCTAATCGTAAGGATTTCGACCGTCCCTGACCTGATACCCTCTAGGTCAATAGCGAAGGACGGACCAAACTGATCTGATTGAACAATTTCGTCAATCACCTGAGATTGGTCATAATGGCGCACGTGGGAAGCGATTCTGACAATAACGTTTGACGCTAACTGCCTAGCGCGGATCCGTAGTCTGACTTTGATTGTGTGTCCAGGGACCAGGCGGTCGTAGACGAGTCGAAGCGTCTGCGCTCCATCTTCGAGTGTAAAGGACCACTGGCCACCGCCGAGGTGTTGAACACGTGCGCCTTTCCAATCACCCACAATCGGTGGGGGCAAAATTGTTGACATTGCACTCTCTTATCTATCTGCGCCGTTGAGTCGCGTGTACTGGCTAATGGATTGTGCGATCACGCGGCCCGCGTCAATCGACGGGTGGAGCATGTTCGCAGTCACGTGGATAGTGAGGCCGCCGCGGGCGCGGATCCCGGCCAGGCCGCTGGCGTCTGGGAGTCCGAGCGACCCGGCGTCGGTGTCGGCGACCATGCCCGTGAGCGCGCCGAGGGATCGACGCACTGCGCCGTAGCGCGATTCAAGGCCCCTAATGAAGCCGTCGATCACGAGGCGACCGGCTGGCGTGAGTAGTACGGCGTCGTAGTCGGCTGGCCCCTTCCAGGAGGTCAGGTTGGAGGTGAGGTTGCCGAGCGTCGACTGAACGGATCCGATCATTGAGCTGATGCCGTTGATGAAGCCCTGGATCAGGCTCTTACCGGCTCCGATGAGGAGTGATCCGAGGTTGCCGAGCGCGGATAGGGCGCGGGATGGGAGTGATGAGATGGTGGAGATCGCAGAGGAGACGCCGCTGGAGATCGCGCCGGTGATGCCGCTCCAGGCCCCTGAGACGGTGGAGGAGATAGAGGACCAGACCCCGGAGAATACACCGGAGATCACGCCGAGCGCGCCCGTGATGTAGCCCCTAACAATCGAGAGAGCACCGGAGATCACGCCCTGGATGCCGCTCCAGACACTAGAGACAATCTTCTTAATACCGTCCCAGACGCCCTGCCAGTCGCCGGAGAGCGCCGAGGTCCAGACCTGGATAATGCCGGAGATCACTCCTACCACGGTGGAGATCACGCTGGAGATCACCTGCCAGACGCCGGATACCACGGCGGAGATGCCCTGCCAGATCGTGTCCCAGTTCGCGGCGAGGCCTTGGAACACGTTAATGATCAGATCGACGATGGGCTGACCATAGGATGCCCACGCGGCTTGGAGTTGGGGCCAGACGGCGTCCCATGCGGCTTGAATCTGCGCCCACGCGGCTTGGAGTGCGGGCACGACGTTGGTTTGGAACCATTCGACAACGACGGACACGGCTGCTTTGATCTGTGCCCATGCGGCGTCCACGGCGGCGCGGAAAGTCTCGTTGTTCTGATAGAGCGCGACGAAAATGGCGACCAGGGCGGCAATGGCGGCGATCACGAGGAAGATCGGATTAGCGGCCATGGTGGCATTGAGTGCCGCCCACGCAGTCTTAGCTGCGCCGATGATCGTCTTGATCTTGTTGAAGGCCTTGAAGCCTGCAACGAATGTCCCGATCACGCCAGCGGCGGCGGCGATAGCGGGGCCAAACTTCTCGAAGAATGCGACGACGCGGGACACGGCGGGCGGGACCGTCGTGGTGAGCCAGTCAATGAGGGCTTGGAGGCGGGGCCGAATCTCGGTTTGGAAGACGGCGGCGGCCTGCTTGATCTTCGGGACAACGGTGGCCTGGAGGCGCGCGGCGAAGTCCTGGAGGGCCGGAATTGCGACGTCCTTTGCCCACGTCGAGAGCGATTCGAGCGCGGGCACGAGGTGGTCAAGGGCGGCGGTCGCGAGGGCGGTCACCATGGGCAGGACCAGGGTACCTGCCTTGGCTGCGAAATCTCCGAAGTGGGCTTTGAGGACTTGCACCTGATGCGCGAGTGTATCGCCTTCGCGGGCGAAGGCTCCGTGAGCGTCGGCGGTCTGCTCCATAATCAAGGCCAAGGTCGCGGCCTGTTGCGCTTCGTTATCGAATGAGCCGCCGACCTTCTGGAAGCCGAGCTCGGCGGCTTTCGCGTCGATGCTGGCCTGCTTCAGGGATACGCCGTAGCGCTCAATCGGATCGCGCTCCCCCTTCAGGGCGCTGGAGAGCGCGGCGACGGCGTCGGAGGTCGAGCCGCCGAATTGGGCGGACAGGTCGGCGGCGACGCCGATCAGGTCGTTGGTCTTGCCTGCGAGCTGGTCGATGCTTGTCCCGCCGTTTTTGAGCTGTGCGCCCAACAGAGTGCCGAGCTCTTGATACTCGTTCTTGGTAAGACCGACGGTTGATGCCGCTGTATCGGCGTATGCCTTCATCTGGTCTGCGCCGGACTTGAAGACTGCTTCGATAGCTCCAGTTGACTGCTCCAGGTCGGCGGCGGCGCTGACTGCCTTTGCCCCGGCGACGCCGATAGCGGCTGCGCCAGCGGCGGCGACGGTCGCGAGGGTCGTCACGGCCTGTTTGCCCGCGCTCGCGAGATTCGTCAGGCCGGTTTCCTTTGCCAGGCCCTTGAATGCTCGGCTGAAGTTTTTGGTCTCGGCGACAACTGAGACCTTTACGACGTGGCCAGCCACTGGCTATCCTTTCTGCGCTTTGGCGCGTTCCTGGAGGAGGTCCAGGATCGCGCGGGCGTCTTCTAGCGTGAGGTGTTCGCGCGCCTCCCATGGGCTGATCCCGGCGTCCACGGCGAGGATCGCTAGGACGGGGCTTAGGGAGGTCGCGCCGGTCATTCCCCCGGCGTTTCCTGGGTGGAAACGAGAGCGGTCGCGTCTTCCATGGTCAGCTCGGTTGCGGCGTTGTATGCATCGTCGCGGGTCTGGTAGCCGCCGCGCCGGAACAGCAAGACGGCACACATGGCGATCATGGGCGAGGCGAGCTTGCCGCCCGCTTCGGGGTCGAAAGACGTGATCGGTTCGCCGGTCTTGCGTTCGTAGTACTCCAGGTCGCCGAGGGTGAGCGCGTTCATGTTCATTGCTGTGGTCCTTACCAGTTGTGTTGGCCGAGTAGTTCCTTGATGCCCTTGCCAAAGCCAGCGAACGTCCTGGGACGCATCTTTTCTTCGGCTTGGGAGAGCCAGCGGGGTCCGCTACGTGAGTCGGCTCCCCAGTGACGCACGCCCGCGTATGGGAGGCGGGTCTTAGAGCCGACCCTCACCATGACTTTCCGCTTGGATCGGCTGGGTTTGATCCCGGCTTGCAGGTCGCCGTCCTTGTGGGGGGCCATCGTCTTGGCGAGGGTGGCGATAGGCGTTGCGAGCCGGTATGTGAGGTCTTTCAGGTCCGTGACGGCCACGCCTACCGCTTCGGCGTCGCGCAGTAGCGCTTTAATGCCGGTGATTTCGACGCTACCGCCGTCCAGATTGACGCGGCCGTCACGGATGCCGGTCATGGAGGTTAGTTCTCTTCCATGTTGCCCGCGCCGAGCGTCGACGTGGCGGTGAGCTTTTCGGGTTCGCCCTCGCACTGCCACTCGAAGTCGAAGGTCGATCCCTTTTCGTCGCCAGCCTCGGAGCCAATCGACGGCTTGACTCCGATCTTCGCCTTGATCTTGAAGTGCGGCTGCTTCGCGGTCGCAACCTTATTGCCGAAGGGGGCAACGAGAACGTCCACGGTGCGGCCAGCCTGGGTCCAGAGCATGTCCCAGAAAGAACCGGCGTCGAACGAGACAATGGCCTTGCCCTTCAACTTCCAGGCCGAGGACGCGCCGGATAGGGCGTCTGCGAAGGTGACGACGTCCTTGTCAGAGGTTTCGGGGGCGAGTTCGTAGCTGGAGATGTCGCTCCAGTAGTCCTTCCCGGCGATACTGAAGCCGAGCTTGTTACCGAGGATGCGGGCATTGCGGGTGACGGTCATGGTCAGTCCTTTTCTATGGTGTAGGTGATTGCGGTTGTGATGGGGGCGGCGAGGTAGGCCTGCCCATCGGCGCCCTTGATCGTCTGGTAGGCGTCCACGGCGGCGAACATTCCCTCCCTGACCATGCCAACGACGATTGTGTCAACGGCTGAGTCCAGGCGGGCGACGGACAGGGCGTTGGTGGTCGGTGCGACCGCTACCGTGATCGAGAGTCTTACCGTGACGGAACCGTGCGCGTTCTCGTCGGCGGCGACCAGGGGTGTGCCTTCCGTGACGACGACGCACGGCGGGGCGAGGCGTTCGGGGATCGACGTCAGGACGGGGATGGAGGTGATCCGGGTCAGGATGTCGGCGAGATCGGCGCGGGCGGCGGCGATAGGTCCACTGTTGGTTGTCATGAGATCGCGAGGGGTAGATACGGGGCCAGGAGAGGTCGCGCGGCGACCATGGCGTCACGGGCGACGCGGATCGCCGCTGCGCCGTCGAATCCATCGGCGAAATTTTTGATCCCGTTGGGGGCACTGCGTCGGTGGTAGAGCTCGGCGGCGACTTCGATTTGCGCGCGCTCCAGGATTTCGGCGGGCACGGTCGCGGAGCCGACCTGATCTCGGATGAGCGTCGCTGCCTGGTCGGCACACTCTTTCAGGAACGTGTCGTTGGGCACGTCCCCTACGTAGGCGGCAATGCGGGCTGTCAGGTCGGCTCCCACGGTCAGGCTCCGATCTTCAGGGGCACGAGCCCGGTGGGATATTCGGTGGCGACCGCGCCGTATCGGTAGACCGAGAAAGCCTTGGACAGGTTCACGATGTTCTCGTCCTGGAGCTGGGTCAGCGGCGTTTCGTAGGTGCGCATCGCCTCGGCGTTGTAGAACGTTCCGACGATTCCTTCTCCGAGGGCTCCGGCGTTTGCACGTAGGTTGCAGGTGATGGGAACGTCGAGGAGAACGCCGGTGAGGGCGCGGGCGTTGGTGGTGCCGATCGTGTTCGCCGGGTTCTCGTTCACGCGCATGAGGGGCCGTCCGTCGGTGCCGGTCAGGCCCGTGAGGGCCTTGAAGGTGGCCTTGTCCACGATGAGGCCGTCGAGGGTCAGGGCCTGGTCGGTGAACTGGGCGGCGGCGTCAATGAACAGGTCAGAGAGGTCGGCCCAGGTGAGGGCGTTCGCTGCCTTGGAGACGGCGATCTTGTTGGCGTCCTGAGCCTTGACGGCTTCGTTGAGCTGGCGGGTGAAGTACGCAGCCTTTGCCTGCCCAGCCGCGAGGGCCATACCGCGCAGGTGAACGTCCAGGAGGTTGACGCGCGTGCGCTCGATTGCCTGGCGGGTGAGCTTGGTGTAGCCGCCGAAGGTCTTGATGGGGGTCGTGCGGTCCTTCGTGGTGACCTTACCGAGGGGCAGGTCGTCGCCTTCGTTTTCTTGAACATTGACAGACAGGCTGTTGGTATCGAGCTCGGTGAAGTCCAGGTTCATGCCTTCGGCGGGCAGTGGGCCAGTAGCGAACAGGCCGGCGACGACGTTGGGCTTTTCGACCAGACGCACGAGATCCTTAATCCACTGAGGATGGGCGAGGGTTGAGTCGGCGGTCGATACCGTACCGTCATATGCCCTCATCATGAGGTCGTCGATGGAGGCGCGATAAGCCGCGTCATTAACGATTGCCTTGAGGGCTTCGCCGGGGGTGCGCGCATCCACGGCGAGCGCGGTGCCGCGCTCGGCGGCGGCGGCGAGGGTCGCGCGCTGTTCCATGGCGGTGATGTCGGCGCGCAGGTCGTCCAGGTCGGAGGCGAGCGCGTAGGCGGGTGCGTCGGTCATGGGGTGTGTCCTTTCGGGGGTGGGATGGTTGCGTACTTCGGTCACGGTCGCGCCGTCGTAGGCAGGGAAGGGGACAAGGGAGACTTCTCGGAGGTCCAGGCTGGTAATGGTGGTGTGGAGCCCTGCCTCGTCCTCGGTTCGTTCGTAGGCCAGCGGGATGAATCCAATGGAGAGCCGGTCGATCACTCCGTCACGCACGAGCTGGTAAGCGTCGCGGGCGGCTTGGGTATCTGAGAAACGGGCTTCGATCTCGATACCTTCGGCGGTTTCGGACGCCGAGGTGATCAGTCCGATGGGTTCGTTGTGGCGGTAGAACAGCTTGAGGCTGGTCGCGTCGTCGGCTCGGTCGGCGAGAGCGCCGGGCGCGATTGTTTCGAAGTATCCGTCAAATAGTTCGATTTCGACGCCGTAGGGGACGGCCAGGCCGCGCACGGTGCGCGGCTCTGCGGCTGCGTCGTCGGCTCGGATGGTGAAGGCGCGGGTCTGGAGGTCAGTCATGAGGGGTGTCCTTATCGGTCTTGGCGGCGTCGTCGGTGATCCCTTCGATTCGGCGTGCATAATCGGGCGTGTAGATACCGGCGTCGATTGCGATCTTGTGGGTGGCCATGCGGGCGGCGGGGGTCGCGCGCAGGATCGCGTCGAGATTGAAACGCACGGTCGTGCCGCGCGGGACGATTGAGGTCAGGGCGTCTTCTATCTCTCGGAGGTAGGCCATGAGCGTCCATCTAATGAAGTCCGTGGCGGCGTCATTGATGTTCTGGTAGGTCAGACTCGATCCGTTCACGGCGGCGAGGAGCATGTGCGCGGGAATGCCGAACATCCTGCCCACGGCGAGGACGTCGAAGGCACGGGACTCCAGAAACTGAATCTCGGACGGGGTGAGGTGTAGGGGCGAGTACTTCAAGCCCGCGCCGATGACGGCGACGCCGCCGCGCTGGGAGTTGGATTCATTCCAGGCTCTCTTAGCGTCGGCGGCTTGGGCGGCAGTGATCGGCTGTTCCGTCGATAGGACGCCGGTGGGCACGCCGCCGCTGTTGGTCCAGTTCGCTGCGTAGGATGCCATTTCGGTAGCGCCTTGGAGAGATCGCGCGCACGCCTGGATCGGGCCGAGGCCAGCGGCTTCGCCGGGGATGTAGGTCAAGCGCAGGTGTCTGATCTGATCGGGCTTCCAGGTGCGCGCTCGCCATTGCACGGTGCGTTCGCCCGTGTTGTTGTCCAGGACGGGAAGGCACTGGGTGGGGTCCAGGACGCGCAGGGAGTTGGCGCGCCCGTCGCCGGTGCGCCCAATGAGCCAGTAGGCGTTTCCTCGGAGGGCGAGGCTGGCGATTGTCTCGGCAATGAGCGCGGTAGGGGTCAGATCGGGGCCGGGCGTCGCGACGACGGTGGGCATGTCGCGGCCTTCAAGCTGTGAGCCATCGCGCCAGGCGTCGAGCGATATTTGCTTGCCAGCGGCCTGGAGGACACTCACGGCGCGATAGACCGAGTCCAAGGCGAGAGCGCCGCGCTCGGTGATGAGCGCCGCTTCCCGTGCGGGCGGCGTGATGCCCGCTGGGATCGGTGTACTGGTCTCGGCGCGGTGGAATCCGAATAGGGATGCGAGGGAGGCCATGGGGCGAGTATACGGCGTACCCGATTCGCGTCCCGGCTTATACGTGTCGCCAGCGGTACGCGCTGAGGGCGCGGCGGGCGTGCCGGTCGCCTGGGTGCGCGTGCCGCTCATGCTCGGAGCCCTGGGTCAGGGCGCGCTCATGCGAGGCGGCGGGGAGGCCCCTCCACCCGCATTCGCACATCGGTAGGTAGGTGCAAGCCGAGGCGTCAACGTGTATCCGCATGATGGGGCTCCCTGGGTGAGGTCAGTAGATTTGGATTCCGAGCCGCGGCTGGCACGCTGCCCATACGGCGACGGCCCCGGCGCGTAGGGCGTCGATGGGGCGCGGCGATTTGGCGACGTCGAAGGCAGTCACGCCGGAGAGCTGTCGCAGGACAACGGCCCCGGTCGCTTTGATGAGCTCTTGGTTACCGTCGTGCGTGAGGCGCTTCGCGTTCACTCGATCTAGGAAAAGCTGGCACGCCGAGGCGTATTCGCGGGTGGCCAGGGTGGTGATCGGTGTCCCCTCGGCTTCGAGATCGGCGGCGAGCGTGCGCGTGGGGCCAGCGGGATCGCATCCGATCCACGCATAGCCAGCGGCTTGAAGGCCGTGGAGCGCGGGGCGTACCCAGTCGATGCCGGGGCCTGACATGACGGTCGCTAGGCAGGGGTCGCCGTCGTCGTCGATCCAGGCGGCGGCGATTGTCGCGGCTGATCGGTCGGCGGCGAGATCGACGGCCAGGCAGACGCGCGAGGGATCGGGCGCGGCCAGGTCCAGGTCCATGAGCGAGCTAAACAGGTGGATGTCAACGGCGGTTTCCTCGGCGGCTGTCTCCAGGTTCAGGATCGAGCGACGCCACGAGGCTAGGTTGTCGGATCGCAGGGCCCTGATTTTGTCGACGGTCTGCGTGTGTCCAAGCGCCGGGTGGAAGGACAGTGTTTCGTCGCTGTAGGGGTCACGCTCGGCGGCGTCTTCGTCGGCGCTCCACTCGAAGAAACACATTCGGCTGTGCGGGTCGTCTACGGACTTCCTGCCCTGGCGGATCAGCTCATTGAGATACGCCGATTTGTCCGTGCCTTTCGTGGAGACGATCCAAAGCTGCGAGTCCTTGATGGTGAGCTGGGTCGGGTTGATCGCGGTCTCCAGGGCCAGGCCTGCTTCGGCGTCGAAAGCCCACGCCTCGTCGACGGTAACGAGGTGGAGCGAATCGCCGTGGATTGACTTTGGCGTTGGCGCGAACGGCGAGATAAACGAGCCGCGTTTTAGGTACTCGGTGCGCTCGGAGCCTTGGGAGGCGTACACCCTGAAATAGCCGGGCTTTTTTTCTGCGTTGAGCGCGGTGTTGATTTGTTTCCACCGTTTGCGGGCGTCTTTGCCTGTCTGCGCTGTCATGAGAATTTCGTGCCGGTTGTAGGCCATCATGCGATCAACCATGACGGCGCGCAGGAGGAAGGACTTACCGGCCTGGCGTGGCACGGTGACGACGACGACGGGATACCTCCAGGCCCCCGGCGTGTCTGGGTCGAGCTCTAGGGAGACGTCGGCGACCTGGCGCTGCCACGGCATGAGCGAGCCGCCGAGGAAGGCGGCGGTCGCGGCGATCCGAGCGCCGAAGGTGGGATTATCCGGGTTGCGGCGGGTCGCGTACTTCGGTGCGGCGGTCATGAGCGGGTGAGGGCGTCGCGGGTCAGCTCGGCAAGCGCCGCGTCGAAGGCGTCAAGTTCACGGTCGGTCCCCTCGGCGGGGCGAGGCAGACTATCGAGCGATTCCAGGACGTTTTTCAGGACGTTGGAGGTTGCGACCGATGGTGCGCCTCCGTTCAGGCTCCGATCAAGGGCGGCGGCGGCTTTGGTGAGCGCGGCGCGCTTTGCCTTCTCGATTGGGCCGAGGACGCCCTTGGCGTCTAGGTCGTCGAAGGCTTCGCGCACGGCGGCTTCGATCTCCCCCGTTGGGGGCGGTGACACTTGGAACAGTTCGTTGGTCATTTCGCGCATGGTGTGGGTTTCCGGTCTGGGTTTGGGCCGTTTCGGGCCGGTTTATCTGGGCGTCGGGGGGAACAGGAAGT